GCTCTCGATATTCCTGTTCGGGGTTGGTGAGGGAAATGTTCCTGAGCATTTGTTCGCAGCTCCCGGCGACAGCGTGAAGCACTGGGCTGCGGGGTTCGAGCTCGAGAACTTGGCGGAAATCTCGGTCGATCCGAAGCAGTTTACGAATTCGCTCAAAAAGTACATCGAGAGCCGAGAGGAGATCTGCAGGCTCCGCAGCAAATAGGTTTCCTTTGTGATACGATAGAGGGATAATAGCTCATCACATCGTGGCAACAGGAGTTGGCAGTGGGTCGCCTTCCCAAAGCACTGTCGAGTGGATACGTCAGCAAACATGTCGATCTTGAGGTATTCCGTGCTGTCCTGCAAAGGATGGCAAACGGAGAAGCTCTGACCAAGATACTCAAGGATGATGGCCAGCCAGAATATGGTGTGTTCATAAACTGGGCGCAAAGCTCCGAAGAGCTTTATCAAGAGTACGCGCGAGCGCGGCAAATTCAAGCAGATTACTTCGCCGATCAAACTGTCGAAATTGCCGATAGCGAAACGGACAACAACCGTGCGCGCAACCGGATGGACGCTCGGCGATGGCACGCATCGAAGATCGCGCCACGCAAGTATGGCGACAAAGTCCTACAGGAGCACACCGGCTCCGGGGGCGGACCGATCGCGATCGCCTCGCTCAATCTCAAAGGGCTCAACGACGAAGAGCTATTGGCCATGCAGAAGATGCTGACGAAGGCAGTTGACGCAGGATGAATGCTCCGGTCAGCCCTGCGGTCATGCTCGACCTGATCAAAAAGGAGCGCGACCGTCGTGCTGCGTCGGCGTCGCTCTATGAATTCGTCAAACAGTCATGGTCGGTGGTCGAGCCGGGGATCAACTTTGTGCCATCGTGGCACATCGAGGAAATCTGCGAGCATCTCGAAGCTGTCACGTCTGGCGACATCAAGCGTCTGTTGATCAACATTCCGCCGCGCCATTCCAAGTCGACCATCGTCAGTGTGATGTGGCCAATGTGGGAATGGTTGGCCTACCCACAGCAGAAGTATCTGTGCGCGTCCTATTCGTCGAACCTGTCAATTCGAGACAATCTTAAAGCTCGGCGTTTGGTCCAGTCGCCTTGGTATCAAGAACGCTGGGGACACATGTTCAATCTCGCTGGAGACCAGAACGCCAAGCAGCGGTTCGAGAACGACAAGACCGGCTACCGCATCGCCACGTCCGTTGGCGGAACGGCGACCGGCGAAGGTGGCTCGCGGCTGATCCTCGACGACCCACATTCGGCGCAGGAGGCGCAGTCCGACGTCATGCGCGAGTCTGCCATTGAATGGTTCAACATGGTCTGGTCGACCCGCTTAAACGATCCTAAGCGTGATGCCATGGTCACCGTTATGCAGCGTTTGCACGAGCGCGACGTGAGTGGTCTGATCCTGAGCGAGATTGGTGGCTGGGAGCACATTTGCATTCCGGCAGAATGGGACGGTGTCAAACGCAAGACCTCGCTGGGTCCGTACGATCCGCGCAACGTCAAAGGCGAGCTGATCTGTCCTGAGCGTTTCGGCGAGAAAGAAATCGCGGCACTCAAGCAATCGCTCGGAGCCTATGGCACGGCTGGCCAGCTCCAGCAAGATCCTGCGCCAGCGGAAGGCGGGATCCTGAAGACCAAATTCTTCAACCTTTGGCCATCGGAGAAAGGCCTGCCTCCGTTTGAGTACATCCTGCAATCGTACGACTGCGCATTCACCGAGAAGACGACCGGCGATCCGACAGCCTGCACGGTCTGGGCGATCTTCACCCACAACGGGGAGCGCAATGCCATGCTCATTGACGCATGGGACGAGCACCTGAGCTACCCTGATCTGCGGACGCGAGCCATCAAGGACTGGCAGACGGAGTATGGCGGGATGACCAAGGAATCTCCCTATGGTCGTGCGCGGCGCCCTGACCGAGTGCTCGTCGAGGCGAAGGCATCTGGTCAATCGCTCATTCAGGATCTGCGGCTGGCGAAGGTGCCAGTGATCTCGTACAATCCCGGCATGGCCGACAAAGTGTCCCGCGCTCATCAGGCTGCGCCAACTCTCGAATTAGGATTGCTTTGGATCCCCGAGTCGGGCAAGAATAGAGGACTGCCGGTGAGCTGGGCGGATCCGTTCCTCAAGCAGCTGACCAAATTCCCGGTGGCGGATCACGACGACTACGTGGACACATTCACGCAGGCAGTGATCTACCTGAAGAACGATGGTTGGTTCGAGTTGCCCAAAGCTCGTGATCCAGACGAGCCAAGGATCAAGCCAAAGCAAAGGGTGAATCCCTACGCAGCGTGAGGTCAGCGATGGCGAAAAAAGCAAAGCCCGTTTGGTCAAAAGCAAGACCGAAAGACCTCGGCAAGCCAAAGAAACTTTCGGACAAGGCCAAAGCTAGCGCAAAGGCTGCTGCCAAGGAAGCTGGCCGACCGTACCCGAACCTCGTCGACAACATGCGCGCAGCTCGGAGCAAGTGATGGTTCAGCGAGTCGACAAGAGCGCAATGGCCTGCAACAAGCCAAAGCGCACGCCGAGCCATCCGACCAAGTCGCACGTTGTCAAAGCGTGCACCAACGGATCCGAGAAGATCATTCGTTTCGGCGAGCAGGGTGCGAAGACTGCTGGCAAACCGAAGGCGGGCGAGTCCGAACGTATGAAGACCAAGCGTGCGTCGTTCAAAGCACGCCATTCAAAGAACATCGCCAAGGGTCCGTCGTCTGCAGCCTATTGGGCTGACAAAGTGAAGTGGTAAGCCATGGCTGATGAGAAATCCTCCCTGACCGATCGTCTGCTCGACTACGCAGACAGGATCACTAAGTCTGTCTCAGAAGGCTGGGACAAGACGATGGGCATGCCGGAGGAAATCGCACAACAGACTTACGACTATGTCATATCAAAAGGCGGAAGCGAGGAGGACGCACAGCGCATCGCTGATCGCCTCGCAGCCAAAGCTGGTCGCACGACTGGCATCATCGACTTCCTCGTGCCACAATCAGCAGCGGACGTTGCGTTGATGGCAGCTGGTCCGCTTGGTCCGGCGACGAAGATGGGCAAGGCTGCACTGGGCGCTGGCGCTGCGCTCACAGTCATGGATCCGACGGAGGCGGAGGCCAGTCCGCTGACCAAGATTTTCTATCGTGGTGTTCCGAGGCTGCGCAAACAACTCGACGATCAGGTTTCTGGTTTGCATGTAAAAGAAAGAAATGACAAAAATATTTGGTATTCTCCCGACAATACGGGCGGCTATGCTTGGGCATCGAGCAATCCTGATGTCGCGAACTCTTACACTCAGATGGGAGGAACTGTAATCCCTCTGAAAGCTGTGAAAGATCCGGATTTTGTTATGGATGCTGAAGGCCAGCTTTGGAATGATTTCTTTTACAAAGACAAAGTCCGCAATAGGGGATACCGGAATCCTGCCTACTTCTCCGCCCTAGAAGATCCTGATGTAAAATCTATCTTGATAAAGAACATTATCGATCCTGGAACACTAATGACAGACCCTTTGGTAAAATCACTGGCAAGAGCAAGACAAAACAAGCCCAGCAATTCGAATGTCAATGATTTGTTTGTTGCCGACAACCTCCTGATCAAAGATCCGGAGGTCGTGCGCTATCTGTACACAGGCGAGACGCCGAAGTTCGCTGAGGGCGGCGAGGTGAAGGGATACGCGCTCGGCGGACCGGCGGACAGCCAAGGCATTCGCCAGTTGTACTTGGACTATTTTGGCCGCGATCCTTCCGAGGGCGAAGTCGGCTGGTGGTCAGACACAGCTGGCCAGCAAGGTTTGACGCTTGAGGACATCGGCCAGCAATTTGCGAACAGCGACGAAGCGCAACAGCAATATGCTCAGTTGCGCAATGTGCTTGCTGCACCAACAGCGACCGACGCCAGCGGTCAGCCTGCTTGGAAGACGTATTGGGGCTACACGCCGAATGCGAAAGACTACACGCAAATGCTCACCGCTGCGCTGGGTGAGGTTGGCGTCAGCCCGAGCTACAATCAGTACCGTGCGATTTATGAAGCGTTGGGCAATAGAGCTGCGGCCAACACCATCGCGCCAGACTACGGTCGCGGCATCAACGACCTCGCTGGTTTGATCACAGCCGAGCAGGTTCATGGTGTAAAACCTGAGAGCCTCGCCCGCGTCAATTCGTACACTCGCAGTAAAGATCCGGCGACGATCGCTGCAATCGAAACTGCGCGGCAGGCGTTGAACGATTATTTTGCGGAAGGCCAGAACCGGCTGCTTGGTACGCAAACTGATTGGCGCGGGTTCCAAAACGGAATGCCATCGCCGGGAATAACTCTTCGAGGCAATCCTTTCCTGAATAGGAATGTTCCTGATGAGGGGTTGGTTGCGAAATTCAATACGTTTTACGACGCCGAGGATCGACCTGACATTGCAATGAAACTTGCGCAGCTGCAAGCACAGCGCAATGCAGTTTACACGCCTCCGGTTCCGACCGCTCGTCCGCAAGGCGAGGAGCTCGCTGCGCTGATCCGCGAGAGCGAAACTCCTGATGATATTCCGGAAGCCAATCCGACGATTTACCAGACGTTCGCTCAGAACCCGATGGATGGTAATCCGTTCGACACGCTGAATATGCAAGGCGCGACCGAACAGGCAAGCGCGACGCAGCCGATGGACGAGGCAGCGAACAACGGAATTGATACAGGTTTCCTGTCGCCGAACGTCGTTGATCCGAGCACAGCCTATCTTCAGCCGACGAGCACATTCAATCCGAACTCGTTCCAAACGTACATTGATCCTTCGATCAATCAGGCAGTCGAGCAGCAAAACCAACTCAACACGAGCGCACGTGACTGGCAGCAAAACTTCGACAGCCTCGTCAACAACGCCAGCTCATTCAACATGGACAATCCTGCCAACGTCGGCTACTACAATCCGACGAACATTGGCAACTTCGATTACTCCGGTTTGTCGAGCAGCCTCGGCAACATTTACGACACACCATCGTTCGGCATCAACACCGGCTGGGATTTCGGTGGTGGTTGGGGTTGGGCCAAAGGTGGCAAGGTCGAATTCAAACCCATGTTCGAAGGCGACAGCGAGCAGATGCAGCAGCGCGCTCGCGAACTGGCACGCGAGGCCTACAGCGGTGGCCTCAGCAACATGGGCAAGGAGAAAGCGCAGGAGTGG